GAATTAGATAACCACCCAACTCGGACGGATTGCTTGCCCTTGTCATATTGGTATCCAACTGCATTCGACAACTTACCTAGAGGACTGTATCCGATTGTCCTGGCGCTAATGCCCATATCAAGTAAGGCATTTCGCGATTTAGAGCCCCAGGCCTCTCGTTCAGCTCGTCCTCCACTTTGGTATGCTTTGCGAAGTTTAGCACCGAATGCTGACTCAAACGCAGCCCGGCGAGCCGGTGCCATGAAATTGGGATACCTACGTCCACCAGGTGCACCAGACCGAATGCCCTGCTTAATTTCCTTTTGCATCATCCACCCTGTGGATTTTAACGCTTTACGCATCCAGTCCGGTTTGGTTTCCGCGATGAAATTCAGATACGGTGTGGCTGTGTCTGTAATCGTAATTGGTTCATTACTCATTACGGTCTCACCGCCCTCACGTTATGCACGATTTCCAAACAATACATCGTACCGTCAAAGTTGGAAATGTGATCAACATACCATTTCTCGCCGTTGATATACACCTCATCTTTTGGACGAGGGTTAGGTACATCTTTAACGCGCACCCAAATTTGAGCCTTATCGGCTAGTGCTTTATCAACGAATCCGGAACCCTTGCCATCATATTCGCCAATCTCCACGCTAGCTTTTATAGATTGGTCCTTGTAAGTAATCTTTTCGCCAAATACGGATAGTAACGCTTTATCATCATATTTCAGCATCAGTTTTACCTCATAAAAAGTAAAGCGCCCCAAAAGGGCGCTTTGTAATTATTTACGCAGTAGGTTGTAACAACATTACTGTCACAGTTTCCTGTGCAGCTGTCTTAGGTTCTACAGCCATGCCGAGAACTTTACCACCAGTTTTTACTGCTTTATCTGTTAAGAATTGAACTAAATCACCAACAGCGTATGTTTCGGATTTATTAGCTGCCACTTTAAATACACCTGTTACTTTTACAGCGCCAACTTCACCTTTAGCAATATCAGTAAGTGCAACGCCGTGAAGTTTACCAACTTCTACAATGTCGCCTACTTTAACCGCATCAGTCGCAACGAAGTTGATACGATCGGTTTCCATTACGAATTGTGTCATCATATAAGTTACCCCCTAATTATTTACCAGCATTTTTATAAAGACCACGGAAGTCAATAGCGTCAACACCAACATCAAATGCCACTTTGTATTCAATGCCGTCTACGTCGAAGCCTTGACGTGTTTCAAGACGTGGGGTTTCAACACCATTCAAATACGTTACTTCAATAGTATCGTGTTGAGATGCATCCGCTACTAGGTACCATGCGGTAGGGTCTGTCAATTCAGCATCAGACACTACAACAAAACGACCTTTATACGGATTAAATACGCCAGAATTTGTGCCGTCTACTGCAGCTGTAGAGTTAACGATTTGATATGCAGTTACTTCCAATTCAGGTGGCACTACCAAGTATTTAGGTGTGATGTTTAAATTAGCTGCATCGGTAATACCTTTTTGACGACGCATAGCAGTAATTGCTTTCGCCAAAGATGTAACGGATAACGCCTCTGCTGTTTTCGCTACGTTTCCGTGTTTATCATCAAATAAGGCTACGTTATCTTGCATTTTAACTGTACCAGTTAATTGAGCATACACCATTTTGTTTACCAGCCGTTTTGCAGCGGAGCCGTATTTAGTAGCAATTTTGGAGAATAAACCCAAGTCGTCATTAATAATAGCTTGGCGAGTCAAGCTGAAGATTTTACCGTATGTAGCTACTTTAGTACGAGCGGATGCCTCGCCGAATACATCTTGCGGGAATTGACCACCTTCTGGTACTAATTCGAGGTTGCCTGCTTCAGACAATGCGTAACGTGCTGCTTCTTTGAAGTCACGGTTAGAGCCTTTGCCGGTCCAGATTTGGAATGTAGTTTCAGCTTCGTTAAAACCATTCATCACAGATTTATTGGCCAAATTAGACATGATAGCAGGGAATGTAGATGTGGAATTAATAGCCGCACGTGCCATTTCCATGTTATCGCCGAAGTTGGCTTTAGTATCGCATTCACGACGTAAGGACTCGCGGGCTAACTCAATCATGGAGTAGCCCCGCAATTCATTAGCACCTGGTGCCGGTGCTGCTACAGCTAAACCTGCAGCCATTAATACTGCATCTTGTGCGGCAGCACGGAACTTATCAGATTCAGCTTCGCCCATTGTTACAGACACGCCTTTGTTACGTGCGCGTAATTGATCCATTACCATCGCACGAGCTTCGTCAACAGATACGCCCATTACGATTGCTTCGTCTGCACCTTCTACATCGAAGTCACGGAATAATGCAGTAATTTCGGAAGTGCGCTTGCGTTCAGCTTCCATCGCTTTAGCAAGGTCTGCCTGTGTGATGCCAGTTTCAACTGGTTCTGTAGATTTCACTTCTTCAGTTTTTAAATTTTCTTTTGGATCCATACTTTTTTCTTCCTCCTGTGTGTTAATATTCGTATGAATTTCTTCAGCACTTCGACCCACCCCTACTGTTGGGTCAGCAGGAACAGATACAATGCTGATTTCCAAAGGTTCCCAATCGGTTACTACATAGGCCGGACCATTAAATCGACCGTTAGTGGATTTAGTATCCTTATCTTCCAATACTTCGTATCGGTTGACCATATAGCCTACGCTTACCCCTTTTAGCGTTCCGGACTGTACCTTTTGGAATATGGTGTCGGATTGTTCATCTTCATCAAAACGCACTAGCGCTTTTCCTCGATTGTTTTCAATCCAAGCCTTTTCAACGTGTCCCACGACCGCATCACGATCATGATTAAACAACGCTGTCCCTAAACCATTATTAAAGCGCTCAAGATTGATGCACTCTTCATCATGGCAAAGGATTTCATTGCCGAACCAACGGCCATATGGCGTTTCGGAAGAGAAAGACAATTCTACTGTCCGACTATCGGTATCGACATTGTCAATAGTAGATTCCCGGCAATAATTACCAAGAATGCTACGTTTTTGATGTTCACTCATTACTAGCCATCAGCTCCTTCCTGTGTAGTGTCATCATCGCCCATCGTTAGCGGTTGCAACTCATTGGAATAATCTAGTAGAACCCCAAGCTCCTTAGCTCTATCTTGTTCAAGTTTCCGTTGCTCAAGAACTTCTTCCCAATCTCGCCCAGATGATGCACACACATCTTCCAATGTTGTAAGACCGGATTTGATTGCTTCTTTATTAGCGTTAACTTCCTTAACGGGGTCAATCCAAGACCACCCTGGAGCAAGCCAAGCTACCTCTTGGTATTTGTCCTTGTTCGCTAAGTAGTCAGAAGGTAATTCACCCGCTAAGTAAAGGGCGTCAATAAAAGCTTTCCAAATCGGCATACAGAAGTGTGTGATTACAAATTTCTGTACTTGACGGAATGTCTTTTGGTCCTCTAACAAGTTTTGCCTTGCCGCTGAGAAATTCCCAGATATATTACGCGCTACGATGTCAGCGCTCATACCAAGACCGGACGCAATACGTCTGGTCTGAGTTGCTGAGTATTCGCTTGCAGTTCCTGCATTACGTTTAGGGTCTGCAAACTCAATCGATTCACCAGGACTTAAATGTCTAACCATACCCGGTGCCATTGTAATATTGGGTCTACCTTTTTTATCTCGTGGCAATATCCCCGTTTGTCTTGCTGAATTTTGCGAGGTTACAAAAACGCTAAAACATGCTGCTACACGAGCTGCAATCAAGTCCGCATCCATGTATTCGTCGATATCGTGTATTCGCCGTAAAACTAAAGCCAATAGGCTTATGCCTCGAATTTGTGAAGGTCTTTTAGGTTTAAACAACAAAAATGCTTGGTCTGTTGTTAAACGAACTGTATCAAAGGAACGCAAACCCATTGGATCAGTTTGACTCACATGGTAAGCTACAGGCCTGCCGTGTTCGGTAACCTCAACCCCATTGATGATGTTATTCTTACCATGTGTGATGCTTACTGCGCCGATATTTTCAGCTTCTATCAATTGAATGGATAATGGTAAGTACGTGCCCTGTGAAGTTTTATTGACTAGAATTTCCCCGTCGTACACCATACGTCTTAGCGCCATTTCTTGTAATTCATAGAAGTTCGAAATACCCCTAATGTCAGCGTTTTCAGGTTCAGCCCATTTGGCCCATGCTTTCTCGATTTTCTTATTTAGATCGTTGTTTAATTTACCGTTACGATTTCTAACTTTTGCTTGTGGAATAATACCTGCGCCGATTACATTTCGTAACAAAGCAATAACAGCCGACTCAGCTAAGTCGCTGTTCATTTCTGCCGCTCTTGCACGTCCACGGATTATATCACGTGAACCTGTTGCAAGTTGCTCGGCCGTACCATACGCAGGTTGCCAATCACTGCTTAACCTGTCCATAGATGCCGCATCATATTGACGTAGTGCATCACGATATGCTTGGCGCTCATATGCACGTTGTGGGCTCACCCATCCTATTACTTTGTCAATAATGTTCATCGTCCACCCCATGTTACAAATGCATCTGCCTGGTACCCATTTGACTCTTCGTGCACACGCTGCATTAGCGTTTGTTCTCGTGCGTATAGTACTGGTAAGTCAATTGTCTTGAAACGCTTACCACCAATTTGTAATTCAGAGTATCCTTTAGTTTCGATATCCTCAATCACTTGACGAACACGTTCAAGTTGTTCATTTACATCGCTCATGGTTCACCTCCTATCTAAACCAATGCCCCGTATCGCCTATGCCTCCGCCGTATTCTTCGTAGGTTTCAACCTCTTCAGTTTCCTCATAGTCAGCTGGTTCAACTAAATATTTAACACCTGCAATATCTGCTACAGCAGCATTGTATGTGCATGTATCAAGTAAGTGATTGACAGGATGGCTAGTGAGCGGTTTCCATTGCACCGTTACCGCACCTGTTTTCACATTTCTGATTTCTTGTTTTTCTTCCGACCTTAAATGATCAGAGTACTCTTGCGGACATTCTTTGTACAAATGAATTGTTCCGTCTTCATCTGCCGGTCTTATCATTCGTGCAAATATAAAGTCCTTCCAATAATCAGTGTTTAGCACATACAACTTTAATCCGCCTACGACTCCTTTTTCTAGCGAGGTCATAGTGTATGGTGCTGCCATCGTGCTATGATTCGAGGAGCCTTTAACTGGAATACAAACTTCAGGGAATCTAGAACAGAATTGATATACTTCGTCTGTTCTAAAGCCCGAGTCAATGCCAGCTTTCATCACCTGTCGAGATTCACCATATTCTGATGGATATTCTCTGTTTATGATAATTTCCTCTAAATCTTCCCATGTACTTGCCTGTCCATAATCAATCAGATAGGACTTAACACCAGGTGCATACGCTCTTACTTCCCACCAGAAGTGATCAAGTTGTACGTCGACCGAAGCGATAAGTAATACTGCTTTATCTGGCACAACACCACACGGATAATTGGATTGAGTAAATTCCATATTTTGTGTGCTTTTAGTTTTAGAACTTTTCCAAGGTTCAGCTAGCCACGAATTGATGAAGTTCATTAATGTAGCAGGCGTGCCTTTGGAATTCTTAAACTCATATGCAACGTCTCCGAATGTGACCCACGGCGAATATATCGACGATAAGTGATACGATACTGAGCGAACTTTACTTTGCGATTCGTTTACCGCTCTCCATTCACCACGTCTTAACATTTCCATTTTGTGCTTATCGTAAATACGTTCTCCGCAGTGTTCACATTCGTAGTACGCTGTATCACGTATCATGTCCGCATTATCATTGTGTTCTTCAGGCCATTTTATCTGCTTAAACTTGAGGGTCTGCGACACACCACAATGCGGGCATGGCACGTAATATTGTCGGCGCTCATTTGCACTCATGAACGCCTGCCAAATATTACCCGACTCGACCGTAGGAGTAGACACCATCACGATTTTTTTATCGATGAACGTTTTTGTACGTTCCGTCGCCAGTTTGATTGGGTCTGCCTCCTTACCTGCAAAGGCGGGGTATTTGTCAATTTCATCAAAAAATAGATATTTGATTGATCGACTCGAAAGACTACTTGGGGAATTCGCCCCTACAAGCACCATGTAATTGCCATTGTTGAAATCTAACTCCAGCAATTTACTATTCTCATCGAACTTATCATTAATCGATTTGACAGATTTAATCATCGGCTGCACACGCTTATCACTGGCAAACTTAGCGATGGTATCTGTTGGATACACCATCATGGTAGGGGAGGATGTTTGGTCTAGCGCATACCCTATCATGTTAAGTTCTGTTTCAGTCTTACCTAGCTGTGCACCAAAGCAAAGTACAATTTTTTCAATGAGTGGATCAGTGAATCTATCCATTGGCTCTTTAAGATAAGGCGTTCGATTCGTACGCCATCTACCGGGCTCTGCCGATACACTCGTTAGTACTCTAAAGTTATCCGCCCATTCTGATACGGTATATCTTTCTGGGGGCTTAAATGCTTTAAGCTCTTCTGGAAACCAATCAACCTTTGGCCTTTGCTTTTCGACTGACTTTGATTTCCGGCGTGTACTCACCCTTGCGCGCGTAGCTTTCGAGGTAGTCTTCGACAACGTCATTCACCACCTTTTCTACATTCGCCCGTTCTTCCGGATCCGTGAATTCACTCGCAATTCGTTTCGCCAATTTAGTAAATGACGATTTCAATTCGAGTACTCGCCCAGACCATTCCTTAGCAACATCTGCACGAGATATGTATTCACCCTCTAATATTTCAAGAAGCTTTTTCTCGCGTGCTGCTTTAGACTCCTTTAAGTCAGCTTCAGCAACTAACTTTCGAGTGGCTGCAGATTGGTCTTTTGCTTTATCGCCTTTTGTATGTCCAAGATACGCAAGCACCTCCCTGAGATTCCACCACCCTGTGGCAGCTTTTGGCATCCCTGATTTATGATGCCTGGAAATAATCTCAGGAGTCACTCGTAGAAGGTCACAAAGCTGAGCACTTGATACGAGCAAATCGCCTGCGGTATTGAATTTGACTCTCGGTTTTGCGTCGGCCATTTTCGACCTCCTTTCTGTCTCTTGACATTCAACTTTCAACAGTAAAATTTCTCCTACACAGAGACAATCTTCGCGCGGGGGCGACCAGCGGCCATTTTGTGTCTTAGGAGTACCTTTTCCCAATTTTCTTTTTCTCAATTACAATCGATATTGATAATGTAAATTTGGGCAACAAAAAAGCACCTCAAAGTGGGCGCTCCAATATTATTTCAATACTCCTTTATTCTGTTTAAACTTACCGCGGTCTTTATGAACCTTCGCTGTTTTAGTTTTGATCAAAGAATGAGATGGTGCATACGATTTACACATATGATCAATGTGAATTCCATTCGCTTTACACCAACCCTTAACATTGTTTAAGCATCTTCTCTTTTCACAATACACATCAGTCAATCGTATTCACCTCGCCTCCTTAAATTTGCATATAAAAAGACCACCTAACCGTATAGATTAAGTGGTCTTTTCGTTTTAGTGTTCTAGGTTTCACTGTGTCGTTGAGAGATAGAGTATTTGTTTTCCTATTAACTCACACTATCATTATAAATTGTCAAGAATGACATGTCCATGACAGTTTTATGACAATTTTGTATTGAGCCCAATCACGCCCCATAGAAGTACAGATAGTTCTTCTATTCCCCTTGCAACATACCTATGAATAGTACGCACATCGGGCTTTTCAGGGAATGATTCAGCAATCTCTTCTAATGTTTCACCGTCAATATAATAACGTCGCACACATTCACAGTATTTAAACTGTTTCTCGCTGCACTTTTCCGCATAGATATCTAGCATGTTATTCACATGTCGCATCATTAGTGCGGTTTTTTCTTTACTTTTAACAATGGCATTTACCCTTACTATGCTATTGTCATCGAACATATCAGCTAGCAGTTCATTGAGCCATATATCCTCGGCTTGTGTCGAATCCGAGATAGCATTGTCTACATAAGACTGTAACTGACTGTAATGCTTTAATAACTTGATCGTGTTGTGTCGAAGTTTACGACCTAGTTGAGCATTTTCTTGTTTGGCTAATTCATAGTAAGTTTTAGTTGCCACCTCTGTGGCCAATCTTGTGATTTTCTCAATATCATATTCATTCAAATATGTTTCCCCCTTTATCATTTATTTTGTTTTTTAGTCCGAATTTGTTTTTTTTACCAGCTTCATAAGAAATAATTAATATCAACAGTTTTCTAATTCTTCTTTACGGTTGCAACTGTATTTTATATAGGCTGCGTATGTACTATGGCAGTCTCTCACCATACACTCACAACCCTTACATTGTGATTTAAGAATTGTTTACCCACAACAATTTTGCAAAATATATGAAACACTCATAATACGAGAATAATTCTTTACAATAACCGGCATTTCTTCAATAAATTTAGAGAATTGCTCACTGGTTAGGTTTTGCATGAATTTTATTTGTTCTTCTTCAAATTCATTTCTTGCCTTTTGTGCCTCATTTATTGTTTTATATGAGCCATAACACCCTACGTTATCGCTACCATTGCATTCTATTAATACTACCGTATACATTTATTACCTCCTATTAGAAACATCTTGTAGCCACAACAAGCATCTAGTATTTTCATTGGTTGTCTTTAATACACACATTTTTAGTTTTGTAATACACATCAACATATGTTTCATTACGATCACCATTATGTGTTACTTCGATAAATTCTTCGATAGTCCGACCACTAACAATAGCTTTCCAATTTTGTAAGGTTTTACAAAACCAAACAATGAACATATCTTCTGAATTAATAGTTTGATGGCCTAAATTTTCAATTAATACTTTACGAGCTGCTTCAATTGCTTTTTCTTGTAATGCTGAGTTGTATCTCATTTTATGTTCTCCTTGTAACCTTTTTAGATTAGCCGCATGACGTTTTAGGATTTCATCGGCTATATATTGTTTTAATTCCTCGCTAGCTGATAACCTTACAGGCGGTGGCGGTGGATTATTTGGTATCTCATACAATCTACCCGGGGTCAGTCCTTGTATAGTCTGATAACTCTGCTTATCTATGTATTTCTTAATAGTGCTTAGAATTTGTATAATCGTGTAGCATACTACTAATACAATAATTCCTAGCACTAACATCACCATAAAATGATCCATATTAATCGTCCTTTCTAGCTAAAGAAATATACCCATATTCTTAGTAATGTGTAAGATTACATAGTCTTCATCATCCTGAATAATCTCATCAGCCATAGTTCCGATGAACTTTCGATTATCGTTTTCTAGCACCCCTGCTAACTGCAGCCCATCAAGAATGAACTTTTTGGCGAATGCCACGTTATCAGGATCATGCCTGGTTGATGAGTGCCATTCAAACAGTAGGTCTACTTTCCCATTAACTGGTTGTATCTGCTGTGATAAGCATTGTTCTTTGACCTGCTCAGTGCACTTCTTTTTCATAGCAGCTGCAGCTATAGTCGAGCCACGTTCACAGTCAATATACTCATTTAACGTTGGGAACCGGTTATGGGTTTTCTTTCTAAATCTAAACTGACATCGTAATATGATTCTCATCGGTGAGACTCTCCATTGAATATAGCCACAGCATATTCACCGCGTAAGCGGTCATACACCCGTTGACTATAATTCTTTTCAGTCCAAGCATCACTATAGTTCGTCGTAAGAATTATGGGTTTTATCCGGTTGTAGCGATCAATAATGATGCTTTCAACTTTAGACGGTACCCAATCAGACTTGGAATACTCCGCACCAAAATCATCGAGCAATAAGAGAGGGATATTCCGCAGTTTTTGCTCAAATCTTAGATAAGCTACATTGTCGCCTTTAGACAAAGTGAGCATGGTATCTAATAGATTAGGCATAGAAATCATGAGACACCCTTTTTCTAATGCCATAGCCTGTTTTAGGATGCTCACCGCAATTGATGTCTTACCGGTACCAGCTGGGCCCCTTAATATGAGGCCCTTGCCAGAATTAAGATTAGCTTTCAGATTATCAGAGTACTTCTTAACCACGTCATAAGCTTCAGCGTTCTCTTTTGGAAAACTACCATGTTTGCGTAGCCAGTCAAAATCCATATCATAATAGCGCTTAGGAATTCCAACTGCAGCATAGGTGGTGTTAACGTTAGTTTGAATGACGACTGGTTCATCGTAGACCGGGTAAAAGAACTCATTTT